AAAAAATCCAACAACGCCCATTTCGCTGTACTCTTTATTCTCATCAAGGATTGCCATTAAGTTAGTTCGTAACGCAATGTGCATCGCCTCCATTTGGTTCTTGGCCGAAGCAGTTGTCCCCTTGTATTGAGTTTCCTCTACTGTGAACAGATAATCACGTGCCATATATTAAGTTTCCTCCGAGTCTGCGAACTCAAAAACCAACTGCTCATCCGTGACCGTGGTTTTTCCGGCTCGGCCAACTTGGTTACGATTGACCAATATTCCGTCAAAACCAGCATGAGATTCATTTGTTCCAGTTTGTGTAAAAGTAAAAGTAGCATCTACACCAGACCTTGCAGCCGCCAAGATTTGACGTACTTCGGCAGAATCGGGCATCAGGTTGACCGTCAACCTTTTTGGGGTAGTCACGTTGTCCATGCGCAGACTAGTGCCGCCCAGACCTCGCTTGAGAGTGGACCGCTGTTCGATGTCTTCAATAGTAATTGCAGGGTCTGTGTCCCCATATTGCTCAATGGGGATGCCAAAAATTGTTAGATTTGCGCCCTCAGCGCCAAAATTTACCAGTGCCATATATTACTCCTATTCGACGGTTATGTTAATTTGTGCGATATGTCCGGCCCTTGCCAAGATTGCCAGGGCATCAACAGGTGGAAATTCTCTGTCTCGTTTCTGACTGGAACTTGCATCAAATACATCCTCTGGAGCCGAGAAAATAACGAATCCATATTTGGCGATCTCATCTTCACCGGTGCGAGGATCGGTGTATTCTGCCCGCCCAAGCACGCCATTGTCATAAAATCCTTTTGCTGTCTCTCGGATTGTATCGAGCAAACCTGCGTATCCCCTGGGGGTATAAGGCCGCTTGGTCCCCGCGTTGGCGATATAGTTGTATCCGTCAACCTGCAGCCGGTTCTTAAACACATCAATATTGATCACATCGTCCCAAAATTCCTTAAAGCTGGACATTGTTTTAGTGTTAATGGTTCGGCTTGCATCCGTACTGCCCTGTAACTCAATAGCAGTCCAAAATACAATGTTTTTATCCTTGAGCGCATTGTACGAAGTTGTTTTGAGATCTTCACCGACAACGCCAGGCAAAACCTGATATTCATAAGTAATCGCTGTGCGAAAACCCTCAGGATCAAATTTCTGAGTCGCGGCCATAAGTTGCACATCAGCGTACGCTTGACTGGCATCGTCGCTGATCGTTTCAGATCTGCGATAACCAATAGAAATGCGCCTACTCCCTTTATCTTGTAATACACTACCAAGATCTGTATCATCTTGTGGATCAATAGCAGCGGCAGCATCAGTAATAAATGCGGTAAAATGCACGTTGGCGTCCATCCAGTCGGCCAAGGCCGTGACTTCGGCTTCAGTGTCCGCCACGCTCTGCGGAAAGCGGTAGAAATAGCGCCATGCAGCGTCGTTGGCCTTGGTGGCCGCTTCAACAGGGGAATCTTCGGTGTCGTTCCACATCCACACGCTGAACTGCTGGGGCTTCGGAATCTGTGCGAACCAGCGTCCGGCCGCGAGGTAGGGCGGGGAATCCTCCGGGAAGTCCTTCAGCACCTCGTCCAAGCTGGCATAGTCCCGGTAGGTGTCAACTTCAAATGTTGCATCTGTTTGCAGATCCGCCTGAGTTGCGAAGAAGAAAATAGTTGCGAAATTGGCATAACTTAGTCCACCCGGGATTAGGTTAATATTTACAGGAATTATTTGATCAACTGAATAGGCCATTTTTGCCTCCTATGCTGTGTTTGTTGTATATGAAACTATTTTATTGCCATCTTTATCTTCTACCTCAAGACTGTATCCTGCAGCCCTGAGAATTTCATCCGTAATCTGTGTCTCGACGTATAGATTCACGTCTACTTGGTAGCGGGGCTGCAATCCACCTTGGTAAACATCGGTCAGCCTCCGAACCTCGGAAGCCCCTCGCCAACCTGCCTGCATCGACCAGAGCTGATCCGTAACAGGGTAGCGAAAATTGGCGTTGTGCATTTTCCAGGCCGCATTTCGTGCACCCTCATTCAAAAAGTTGCAGGAAAGCATGAGATCAAGCTGTGTAATCGTTGTCGCCTCAAAATCTTGCCAATCAGTCCCTAAAAGGTTTTCGTTATAATCTTGGACAGGATCAACAAGAGCGAGCGATGTGCGAGGCTGCCCCACGGCACGGACGGGGATTGGATTATATGTAGCGTATAAATCACCCTGGGGTTCTGGGGGCGGTCTGCCTTGGTCCGCAAGAATCACTCGCCCCTGATCCACGCCCGATGCTAAGGAGACGAGGCGTTGCAAATCTGTATACAGGGCTTCTAAAGACTCAACTGACATCTACTTTGATTCCTTTATTTTTATTGCCCATTTAGACACATAACAATTGAAACCAAATGCATTTTGAATACTCCATACCGGTAAAAGTAAAAATATAGCCCAAGGCCTAATCTTTATATGGCACCAAATGCTCTTTACTGTCATCATCCATCACCCCTGTATCTTTCCACTATAGCCTTACAATAATAACGCCAGGGTCGGTTGTCCGCCTTCCGCACTCGCCAATCTCGCACCTTGTTGCCATCAGAAAAGCGCAAAATCTGTGCAAACGTCCCGTCGTCGTCGGGATAAAGCATGGTACCGTCGTTGATGTAGACCACACGCAAATCAGAAGGATTAGCCACACCCCCAAGATCAGCCATCAGTTGCGCCGTCCTCATGCTGGCCTGCTGGATAGTCACGAGACCAAGGGTCGTTTCCGTTTCCGCCCCCGATTCCCATGTCCCGCCAGGTCCAGTATAGCCACCTGGTTCTTGAGTAACTAGCGTAACTCCGCCCTCGGGGGTAGATTGGATCATGGGATCTATGGTATTCAGCATGTCAAGTGTCATTCTGCCTCTCCCTCCACAACCCAAGTGATGGATTGCCTTAGTCGTCCCGTATCGACAAGGGGTTGGCTCGATCCTTTTTGAGCAACCGTGGACGGAGCATTAGGAGGAGGTATCCCTGCGCTGATAGCTTCTTGTGATGTGGCAACGGCTCTTGCTCCAAGCTGATCCATCAGTTGAGCCATAGATAAATTTCCATTTAATACATCCGGTAAGCTACCTGCCAATACAGCAGCAAAGTCCTGTTGATTGCTCCGCAATGGAACTCTTAGAAATGATCGCTCGGGAATACGCCCGTCCGCACTACCAAATTCATGCACCGCAGCAATAACCGCTATGGATTCTCCGCTCTTGTATGTACCAGCCGAAGCCGGAACGCCTACATACACACCGGAATTGGCCCTTAAGCGGTCCTGTATTGCTTTTATGCTTTGGCCTATACGCTGGCCTCCACTTACCTGAGTTGTGAATCTCATGGAATATTACCCGTTGTTGCCGCGCCCATACTTGCACGGTGGCGCAGGCGCAAAAATTCTTGTCCATAAATGGTAGATTGCAGATTACCCACACTATCAGCCCTGGCAGCAGAGTCGGGACGATGAACGGCATAGCTCACCGATTCATCGCCCACACTCTTACTTTCGGCCTGGGCAGGTGCCCCTGGGGCACCGCCAGCCTCGACGGCCTTTCGGGCGGCTTCACTCATTACAGCGCGATGTGCAGCATACGCAAATAATCCACGAGCCTTGAAATTTGGACCGGGGTTATTAGAATATTTACCCCATCTACTGCTTCCAGTTTCCTGATCAGCGACTCGCAAATGTTTGGTTAACAGGTTATCAGACCACTTTGTTGCGTCCGAAAATTCCGGGTAGTAATCCCGAAATGCTGTTATGACATCCGCCGTAATTTCCATTACTGTTCACTCCCGGCCTCAACATTTGGTTCAGATACAGAATTTGTTTCTTCTTCCTGGCTTTTTTCTGTCTGTTTTGTATCTTGAGACCTTACTTGTTTCTTTTGTCCCGTCTCGATCTGAAGCCACCCCTCCAAAACGAAGGGGTGGTTTTTCAGATCTTTAAGGGAGGTGTCAATGTCATCACTTTGGCCGGGTTCAAGGCGTTTCCCTTTGATTCCAAGCATGCCGCGGGTTCTAATATTGGTAACTTTGACCATAATCACACTCCTTTACACGCCATCCACGTAAGCGTGCATCTTTGGTATCCTGAGTTCCGTACCAGCAACACGAACCAAACCAGCAGAAACAAAGGTCACGTTGTCACGGGTAGCTGGGGCCTGGAGCTGAAACGGCATCGGCATGTGGCCCTTGACGTATTTCTCGTCTCGTGTATAGACCATCATACGGTCGCCACCGGAGGCACCCTCGTCCTTGAGATGGATCAACCAATCAAAGGTCACGTTGATGACCCGTTCCAGGTAGCTGATCAGAGTCTCACTCGTGTTGGGGATGCGGTAAGTCTGCATCTTGCCTAACTGTTCCGGGGGCAACAAGATGTGTGTCGGATAGAAGATGGTATTTGTCTGAGTAGACCAAACCTCAATCACAGCCTGGTTGAAGAGCTGCAGTAGCTCGTTCGCCACGGCATCGGGGTCGGTCCCGTCCAATATCCCGTCGATGGTCTTGTCCGTCCCGCCGGGCAGGAAATCTCCGGTGGTGTATTTCGGCACATCCGCATCATTGACCAAGCCGGAGTTCAAATCAAATCCAGAACCCTGCTGATCACCGATCATAAATAGTTCGTTGAGGAACTGCTCGGTGGTCTGTCTGGCCGCGTTGGGCTTCTCGGCAAGATAATTGATTGCAGCAGATCGGCTCTGCTGCGCAAGTTCTTGGGCTTTGCCGACCTCAATCAGAGTATAGTCATAGCCCTGGGCATAGGTTTCAACGCTGACCGATCCCTTGGAACTTGCTACTTCTACCAACGGAATGTCCTGCGAACGGTCACCGAGCCGAGCCGGGCGTCCGGAGAAATCTAACGTCTTAAACGCGATTGCCTCTATATATTCCGGAGCCGATGTATCCACAGGGATAATCTGCGGATACTTTATTTGCGGATAAGGCTGCCTCAAAACTTCCTGCTCAACATAAGTAAGCTCGGAGAAAAGGAAAGACAGCGCAGCTTGTGCTTTTGCATCTTGAGTTAGCATTTTATGTTTACCTCCTGGTTATCTTTGTTTATTCAGTTCCGTTGAGTTGTACCAGCGCCAACCCGTCCGCGTCAGCCTCAGACTTGAAGGCAGCATTGGAAAGCTGTGTATTGTCTGTGGATGCATTGGTCAACTCTCCGGTGTCGGGCACAACATAGACCGAATCATTGTAGGCGGCACCGTCCACGGTCTTGACCCACACGCGACCTACACGGACCACGCTCATTGTCTCGCCCTGGAAGTATGTCGGATTATCCGAAGCATTATTGTCAGTTACAGTCTCGCGAACAGTTATTCCCTGGGAAACCTCTGATCCAGTAGGCAGTCGAGCAGATTTATAGCTTGTTTCATGTACTGCCAAGCCGTAACCTATGTCACTCCCTTCGGCCACACGAGATACGACATCAGCCATGCTGCGGTCATGAAGCTGGCCCGGATAAGCGTCCTGCGCATATTGATCGAAAGTATCGAATGCTATTGCCATTTTATTTACCTCCATTCAGAAATTTTTGGTATTCAGCGGAACCAAGCATCTGTCCGGTGTCCGTCTGATACAGTTTCTTGAGATCTTCTGCCATTCGGTCGTGAGAGGCCTTGCCAGGGTCATTTTCGGCCTGCTCTTTTGCCATATCCCATGCTGCGGTCACATAGGCGTCACTCTTATCAGACCAATCTACAGTAGGCCGGGCCTTGGCAAGCGCATCTCTCTTTATCTGCATGGGGTCCACAGAATCCGATGTAAAATCGCTGCCTGCAATCTTAGCAGCATCATCCTTAACCTGGACTACAGTCTGCAATCTTTCCGATAGGGCTTCATCGCTGGCTTCTTTCTTTTTCTTCTCCAGTTCCTCGGACATGGAATCTTTTTCAGCCTTCATTTTTTCCATCTCATCGCGAAGCCTTTGAGCCTCGTCTTCCATCTCCTTTGCCTTCTTTTCCATATCCTCATAGGACTTTTTATTGGCGTCCAATGTAGACTGAATCAATTGTGCAGTTGCATTGTCCTGTACTTCGACGGTCTTTCCACCGTCCAGGGTTACTATGCTCATTTGATTACCTCCATGATCATATTTTGGTTTATTGTCATATAATTTTGCCCCTGGGCCTGCCCTTGCTTTATCCACCAATGCCACATGGTTTATTCTGATGTTGCGCTGAACGTATTCATAAGGCGTTCCGTCCTCGGTGTATCCTGGTTCATAATGATATTGCGCTTCATATCCCGCCGAAAGTGCAGCCTTTCCGTCCTCTACTTTTTTGATAGCGTCAGCATCTTTAAGAATAAGATCCACAACAACATATTGATCATCTTCTGGACGTGCCGCATCGGTAGTATGCCCCACAGAAAGCTCTTTGAAACTGTCCGCGTTGACCATTGACTGCGGGTGGTCGTTCGTAATGTCCTTATCTTTATAGGACTTAAGAGACTCAGGAGCAAACACTTCTTCTGGAGGGCGATATACATTAACAACCTCGTTTGCAGCACGATCCTGTAGCCCCAACTCTCCCGCGAGATATTGCTGCACCCCGGTCCGCGCAACGCGACCAGGCACACGTAAATACCTCTCATCCGTATAAGTGCGCTGAGAGGTGAGATTATTCGCTTGACGATCAATGGTTATATGCAATACTTTTACTCCATGTTTTTACAAATTTTGTCATAGGGTGACAAATTTTGTCAAGAGTGTCAAGTTTTATTTTTTTTAGCCTTGTTGGGCAACTCCCACTCCATAATCGGCTTGGCGACGCAGCGGCAATTTATATGGTGCCGACCGGGATGCAACCCTTTCTCACCACCCCAAGATGCCCCTTGATCCCACCGATAAACACCCTTACCGTATCCGATGTCCTGGTTGGCGATCCCCCAACAACTGATTCGAGCATTGGGGTATTTTCCGCCCGGCTTGCCGGTCACTCGCTCGTCGTTGGCTGTAATGACCTGGTAGTATTTGATCCCGGCCTGCCGCTGCCTCCGCTCTGTGATTTCGCTGGTGAGCTTGGCAGTCTGGTCTCGGGCCAAAAGTTCCGCTCTGCGCTGAGTTACTCCCGTAGCTTCTCTGATGTCCTGGGCGATCTTCGCGGGGGCATAGCCGCTTCGTATGCCGCCCACCACTGCGGTCTCGACCCGCTTTAGATATTCCTCGGGAACAGACTTGATGAGCTGCGCGTTGTGCCAACTGGCGGACTGCACATACTCGACCATGTCTTCCTTATCTAGCATAGGGCGGATGTTGACCCCCACCGCCTGATTGACCGACTTCACAAAAGCCTCA